ATATTTTCGTTCTGTCTTCTAAAAACCGGAATTGAGAATCCGTCGTTGGAACTTTTCCAACTTTTGACAAGTAAACAAAAAATGGAGACTCTTCTGGGGCTAAATCAGCAACCCTATCACTAAAGTCATATAACCTACGTGATGGAATCGTACTATCAATAACCGCACCCGGAGTACCAAATTTTACCTGTCCACTATTATAAGTAGCCATTTTTTTCTCCTAGTTATTTTATTTTAATACATTCGCTCTACCTCCCGCCCTGACTATAGAATCCCACATTTTATCAGCATCATTTTTTGTTTTAGCTGGTTGTCCTTGCAGAACCCCGGCAGAGCGAGGAGCGTCTTGTGCGGCTCTCACCGCATCTACGGTATCAGTATTTGTTTGACCAACCCCACTGACATCACGATACAATTTCACAAGATTATTAATTCCAACGGCTTCCTTAGGCTGTGTGGTAAACTCCAGAAATCCCTTAATCTCAGAATCTGACATTTTATAGTTATTTCTTAGTTCGTTCACGGTATTATTCAAATGCATTTCTGTCTGCATCTGAGCCTGTTGTTTAGCCGCTTGTTTTGACACTCTTTCATTAACCATGCTTTCTATTTTATTTTTAACATGTTGACTGGAAGCAGAGCCATCTTCTGTAAATGCATCCCAAGGGTTGAACTCGTCTTTGCCTATACCGGGAGCTGATTCCTGTGCACTTTGTGGATTAGATATGCCATCTTGCAATGTCTTTACCAAATCAGGTCTCGACTCCAGAAGATTCACCAAAGGTTCATACTTTTTCAAGTCTTGTAATTCCGCTTGTGAGCGGTCATACATTGACTGAAATTTACGAACCTCTGCATCATCTACTAAAGCCGAAGCTTCTTCGGGGACATTTGCAACCTGTTCTCCAGATTGCCCTGCAATGACTTCATCCACCAATGAACTTTCATCTCCATACGCTGTAGCTTCGACATTCGCCTCAATTTGTTGTTCTAACGATTCCATGTTTTACTCCTTTAAGATGTCTCTAGGCTTTTAGAGTAGAACCAGTTGCCTTATCAGCCTCACGGTTGATTCGGTTCGCTAATTTCTCTACCTCGAGCTTCACCTCTGTTTCAAGTTTATTACGTTGTACTCTTCTATCCGCTTTAGAATCGGAATTAACTCCGGAAAGTCGTGATTTGAATTTCTCAACTTCCACTCGTTTCCTATCCTGTACGGATTCTCTTTGGGCTGTTTGCAAGTCTCCCTGCAAATTCTTTAACTGACCTTCAAGGGCTTGTATCTGTGACATCATTTGTTGTTTCTCGTCTGTACGTCGCATAATACCCTCTTTGTCAAAAATCTCTGGGTTCTTTTTCAGAACCTCATACCTGTCTACAATACCTAACTGAAATGCTTCTAAATAGACATTAAGTTCTGCCCATTTATTAGTTGGCATAGAAGAACCCGGTTCAATTCTTATATCATGTTGTTCAATGTTATACTTCTCTTTCTTAATATCAACTACAGAACCAGATACATCTGTATAAAAATTCACCATAACATCAGTTTGGTCGTTATTTGGCTGTGCCAATCTAAACATTTTCTTATAACTATAGTGACCTTTAGATAAATTATAAATTACTTTTCCAAGCCTGTTTATAGAAAATTCTATATCCCTAAGCTTTGATTTGGGTCTTTGACTGCCTAAAGCTATCATTTGCTCAGTTCCCCTAACTGTATCGGGAGCTTTATCAGCAAATCCATGCATCATCTCAGGCAAGCCGAATATAAAATCAATGTAAAATTCACATTGTTGTATGAGTTTGTAAAATTCACCAGCAAGTGGTGAAGGTTGTGGATAATGTGGCTCGCCTTGAGATGAATCTATTTCAATAACAGCATTTGGGTTAGCCCAATCTTGTTCCAACTGAGCTATGTCATCAACACTCCCAAGTGGAACTAATAATTTTAAACCAGCAGATGCCTGAGCATGAGACAAAGCAAGAGACCATAATTTATTAAGGAGTCTCTGCATAGGTCTTGCTCTTGATACATCAGACTTAGGATAAGGTGTCCCTGTCCATACATTTGGAAGTGGAACTATAGGATATATATTTGAATTAAGGATATCTTCATATAAAACTATCTCACCTATTGATGCACACACCTTTACTCTAGTTTGAAAGACTTGAGCAATTTCAAAATATCCAGATTCTAATACATCCTTATTTTCTTCAGAGAATTGTACAAACTCTTCTTCAGACAATACTAATTCTTCTCCATCTTGGATATTTACAACATGATAAAAAGGAACTTTTACTTTATAAAATCTTTCAAGTATCTGATACTTTTTAACCTGCATAAAGTCTTTATCTTTAACTTCAGCAGGGGTAAACACAGTCATTGAGTTTTTATTTTGTGCAGAAGGATAATCTTCACCGTTGTATTCTGCATACTCAGAGATACTGCGAAGTATACCATCGGACTGTTCGCCAGTTTCGGGGTCTACTACATCATCTAATTCCGGGTAAAGGTTAATGACTTGCTCACCAGTAAGGACTGTAGATATAATAATGCCATCAGAATCATCATACCAACGATTACGTGAAGAAGGAGATACGTAAACCCTAAAGGGGTCAAGATAGGTGAACTTGACATCACCTTTCCCGAAATCTGATTCTCTATCAACATAAGCATACAAATAACCAAGACCTGTAGTTGCATAATCATGTATAGCCTGTTTCATCTGGGAATCGCCATCTGAAATTTGCCAGATATAACTAACAATAGTTCTCCAGACACTCGCTACCTTTACATCAGAGTCTTCTCTTGGTGTAATTGTAAATGCCGGAGGTCTTGATGTAAGTACCGCTTTAAATTTTTCAACTGCCGAAGAAACCCTGTCCATAGGAACATCAGCTTGGTTTCTGGCTTGTAGTTCGTCTGATTCATCAGCGGTAAAATGGTTACCAAGATAAAAATCAATATCTTTTCTAGCCTCAGTATCCCAATCCTGACGAGCATCACTCCAATTCCTAAAGAGCTCTTGATTCTGTTCTGCTCTAATATCTTTGTCCATTTTAGACATATTTATCTTTGTAAATATCCTTCTCTAGCAACCGGGAACTCTATGTTATCTTCGTATAGATTGCCTTTAAAATTTCTTTTACCCTGCCAAGGTGGCAATATGCTTTTTCCATCAGATTCAATCATTTCAGCATCATAAGTCTGGGACTCTTTAGCTTTTTTTAGAATCTCTTGGATTTGAAGCATTTTTATCATTCTTTCAAACTCAGCGGCTTGTTCCGGAGATTGAAAAGGTGTCGTTGCTGTTTTATCTTGTGGAGATACTTTATCTCCCATAAAAGGACTCATTAATGTCCCCGGAGGATATTTTCTTCCAGCTTCTCCTACTCCTCCGCCTTCTTGAAAACCTTTTGTACTATTATCTAATCCATAGAGATTATTAGCATATAATTCATTGATTCTTTGTCCAAGTATCGTTTCACCCAAATCGTATTTATAATCACTAATTGACTTTTTCTTCCCACGCTGTTTTAACAAAGATTGTTCACCAAAAATATCTCCAATGTCAATGCCTTCTTTCTTACCGGAATAAGACGGTATTGCATCTTCCGCTGATTGTACTAATTTCTGCAAATTCATGAACCTTAGTTCTTGTTCAACAAGTGGCTTATAATAATCATCATCAAGGAGTCCTCCCAACATATCTTGTCTACCTGCTAAAATCATATCAGATATATATTTATGAATTGGGTCTTGATACCTTCCCGGCTTCTCCCTAGTTGCATATTCTCCCATTCCATATTCTTCCCAAGAAGGATTTTTTAAATTCGATTTGAATTTCTCTTCCCATTCACCTTCTGGATACCCTTCCACATCTCCACCATTTTCATAGCCGGGTACTACTTCTCCCCCGCCATACATAGGCTTCATGTTTGCAAGTTGCGCTTGTCCAATTAATGCATCAATATTGCCATGAGCGGCATTATCTGAAATCGCATTTAATTGTTTTAAAAATGGTTCACCTAACATAGCCGCCGACTCCTGTTTAATTACAAATTCTCCGGGTGTAAGCATTGCAGGTACTGTATCTGTTGTTCCAACCATTATTCTCTTATCTCCACATGTACTAAATCATCAAAATTGTTATCTTTAATCTCGCCATCAGAGTCCCAATCTCCTCCCCAGCGAATATTTACATTAAGCTGTTTACCAATACCACGAATCATACCACCCATGTAATGAAACCGCTCTCTATCTTCCCAATCTATAGGATATGGCGCTAGGTCTACCGCCTTACCCTCCATATGCCTTGAATATTTAACCTTCGTTGCCCCTTTTTCAAGGAGTTCAGCCTGTCGTTCTTCACTCCTAACCCCTTCAATAATAGTAACATCCATTATTTTAATGAGTTCATTGAGAACATTCACCAGTTTGGCATTAACGCCTTTTAGACGCTCTCTTGACCTTTTTCCAAACTTATACATTGTGTCTATTATACATAATATCGGAATATAAACACAATAGAAACATTGACATAATTTAAGTTTTTGCGCCAGTTACCCAATTATAGGCTTTTCTAAACCTATATGAATCCATTTTCTCCTGTTTCTTTGCAATATCATCGGCACTCATTTTATCTGTTTTTGGAGCTTTTGCAAAATAGTCAGCATAATATAAACCGTCCAATAAGTCATCGTTCCTCGGCTTAGGGTGTTCAAAGAACTCATCAACAATTTCTGTCATATGTCTATAAATAAAGAGTTTTTTAGAGTTGACAATCTGACCTAACGCTGTTTCAAGCCTATCCTCTTTCTTCATTCTGGCTGGTGGCTTAACCCCCTTAAACAATCCCGGCATAAGTCTTCTTTCCTTAACAGACATACGGGTTACCATATCCCTGACCATCTCCTGAGCGGCTACTGTTTCAATAGTTACTCTCCTTACGGGGCTATACTTCTTTGCCAGTTCAATAATTTTTGCCGGGACATCAAATGTGGGTATACGCTCTCTGAAGTAATCAAGTACATAACGGTTTTTATGTGAATCAATACCCATAACTAATATAACTTGGAAATCTGATGTTTCACTTGCTGTTGCCGCTAAATCAACACCAATGTAAACATTAATAGGAATTGCGTCTTCACCTTCAATAATAAACGGCATATTGCTTCTTTTCTCAAATCTGCCATTGTAATACTGTATCCTATCTATCTTAAATGCCGCATTTGTAATATCACGGGCATCATTCATATACTCCTGAGCAAATTTATTAACAAGCCCCGCTTCAATAAACTCACGCTTTTTCGCATTTAACTTTTTTTGTGAAAACTGCGAAGACCATAGCGGCTTTCCGTCTTCAATAGCACGATAAAAGTTCACATCCCAAGGATATTTCCTTTTATCTTCTTTGGCTTTCTTCCAGCCATCATAAACCATCTGTAGAAAAGAATCATAGTGGACAATAGTTCCTGACAGCCATATCCAGCCTTCATTACCGGGTGTCTCTTCAAGCGCCGGATATACCGTAGATACAATCCATTTTTTAATTTCAGACCTTCTTTCCGGTGTCTTTGTATTTAATTCTGATTCAAAATCATCTAAAACAATCCCTGTATACCGTACATCTACTTCAGCCCTTCCCCTTAAACGCTGTGATGTACCCTTTGAAATAACCCTGTCTCCTTTTGGAGTAACAATGTCTTTTTCTGTCCATCTTTTCCCCATAGTACCGCCATCCATATTACCGAAATAATACTTTATCATCTTGTTATTCTCGAAATGAGAGCGAATATACTTTAAATGGTCAATAGCCTGTCCCTGTTCTTCTGATACCCAAGCAATAAAATGCTGACTATCTTCACCTGCAAAACAGAGTTTATGTATAATAGCCGCTTTAGCAAGGACAGATTTACCATGACCACGTGGTATAATATTGCATATTCTTGCTCCGGGTTCGGCATCAATCATTTTTTCAGCCATTTCATAGTGAAAAGGCGCAGATTCTGATTTATTTAAAAAGTCTTTCGGTAAAAACGCCCTGCCGAAGTATATAAGGTTATTAAAAGAATTTAAAAGGACATCATCACGCTCTTTCATCTCGCTAGGAGATGGAGTTATATTGAAATTGTTTGCCACTATTCGTTTATTAAATCCCAAAAAGTTTTATAACTCTTAATGTTTTGTCTAGTGGAAACCCCTGCATCACGAAATGCTTTTGAAGGGTCTGTCATCGCTTGAGTAAACAGCGTTCTAAGTCTAAGGTTGTTCAGTGCGTCCATATAATCTCCGGGGCTGTCATATGTTGTTTTAACAGAAGGTTCTCCCACGTTTCTCCAATCAGATTGTAACAAAGATGGCTCATATGGTGTATCTTCTGAGCCTGTAGGAAGATATTCCATTCTATTGAGAAATGGAACTTTGGATGGGTTTTCCATAGCTCCCGCTTTAGAGCCACTAGTTATCCATCTGTATGCATCAATTTTATTAAACGGAAGACCTGCCCTTGTAAAATTCTCCTTTAAAACATTCAATGCATCTATATTTGCCTGTTGCTCTTCCGGTCTATCGCTCCAAAGCTCTTCTTTAGTTGATAACTTCTCTCCAGCCAAATCTCTTCCTTGGTGTCCCCGTTCATGCTGGTAAGTTTTATCCCACAACATCTTTCCTATGGGGTCTATCGGTTCCCTTGGCATAAAAACTCTTTCTTCGCCCTCAAATGCCTGCATCCCGGGATAAAATTTTTGAACATCTTCAAGAATTACATCGCTTTTAATCCCTCCTTCACGCTCCCTAAAGTCTAAAACGCCAAGTTCTTTCAACTGTTTATTTAAAATTCCTTTATGATAACTTAGTTCATCTTCCGTTGCAGGTCTAAGTTTTGAACCGGGATAACGACTCATCGTCTTCTGTAGATTGTCGTCCCAATCAACTTGAGATTGTCCACTTTTACCTTCTAAAACTGAAAGATTGCCAGATTTTACCTTCTCAAGACGTTTTAAATAATTAAATAGTTCGGCATTTTCGGTCTGAACTTTTTCATCTACGGTTTTTTGTAACATCTTAGTAAGCATATTCTCTACCATTGGAGATTGCTGAAGTCTACTAATGGCATCCATCACAGGTTGCAGTGATTCTGCTCGACCACCGTTTTTGTAACCCGCCGCTAACCCTAATAATGTGTTTCTATATGGTTTATTTGGCATCACGCTACCGCAATCTCTTGGTTATATAAGTCAAATTCGCCGATATCCACTATTTTATCTTGTAAGTCGAACACACTGTCGCATATGTCACACATCCAGCCTTCTAGGGTATCTAAATTGTTAACTACGGGCATTTTGTTCATTATATCATTACCCATTAACTGGCAATCACACGCAGGGCAGAATATTGCACCACATATTAATTCATGTAATTCATGTTTTGTAGCAAACCTAATCGGAATTAATATATTATTCTTCTTTACCATGTTCTGGTAGTACCCCAGCTTTAAAAGCATTGAGTTTTTCCTGACTGAAACCAGTGAACTCTTGTATAAGGGCTAATGACTCGGTGTGCTTCTCGTTATTCAACATACCAGAAATCTTCATTAATGTCTCTAAAGCTCTCAGTTTATCTGAATCTCTAGCACCACCTTTATCAACAATGTCTTTAGTTTGTTCTAATAGATACGATTTTGTAATACCAGTGTCGCTTAACAGGACTTCAATTTCTTTGTCTATCAATTTCCTAACCCTCTCGCTTTTTAATAAAATTTTAATACGTTCTTTGGCATACATTTCACTCGAACAATCAGGATATGCCTTCATATAGGCATCAAGAGGCTCTAAACCGGATGCTATATATTTAGCAAATATACGTTTTTTTATAGATAATCTTGTATTTGATTGTTTCTGTTTATAGTGAACCTTACCAAAACGCCATATATCCGAAACAGGGTCACCTCCTAAAAACGCAGTACGCTCACAATTCGCCATCCCCAATACTGTCCTAATATAGTCTACGCTTTTTTTATTATGGGACATTGAGCCACGTTTTATGACCTTTGTGACTTTTCCGTCGTCAGACTTTATCCATTGCCCCGTTTTTGCAGTGCGCCAACTGTCATGTATGTTACTTTTAGGTCTATTTTTACGAAACTCTTCTTCATTTTCGTATAATACGTATTCTTTACCTTTTACCGTTCTTGTGTACATTAGAGAGCCGCTCCCAACACTATGCTTTCACACTCGCCTGTCCTTCTCCCTCCGGACTCCCTACTCTTGATGGGTCGTCATACAACAAGTCCCCATCAGGTAAAATTTCAAATTCTTTCAGACATTTGGCTCGTGCTACAATTTCCATAAGTTTTCCGCATACATGAGACGTGGGGTTAATAATTTCCAGTAAACTGATGTTTTGAGATAGCCTTTTTATCTCATTACAGTTTTCAAAGATACTAACGTCACTATAAGTATCAACGTCGCCCCGCTTAATACGGGTACTATTGTATGCTCTACTTAATTCCATGCTGTAATTTATAACAACAAGTCAGCAATATAGAAGAAGAATATATATATGTTGATTACACAAAGTAAAATCGCCGAGCGCTACTATAGTATTAGCTAATCTATATCATATAGTAGTATAGTAGTTTTCAAGTATGAGAATAGTAGTATAGTAGTATAGTAGTATAGTAGTATAGTAGTATAGTAGAGATGTTATATAACATAGCTATATAACATAGCTATATATAACATAGTTATATAAAATAGTACCCGGAGATATGCTATGTCAATAGAAAAATTAAAAAAAAATTAAAAAAAATTATATCACTATCTTTGTCTCTCTTATTATATGTATGGGTACTCCCCCTATCCGGTTTGGGGTTGAAATAATGTAATTGAGTTTTTTGATTCGAGATGCAGGTAGGTTGAAAATATCCATGTGAGCAGGTAAGATACATGTACAGCAGGTAAGGTAGGCATGGGTACAGCCAACCAAATACAGACATGAAATAAACTTTAAAAAAGGTGGGAACTTTTTCCCCTGTTCACTCGTATGCGTAGCATAATACAAACAATTACATTCTCTCGCTCGTGAACTATTCGGGAAAACCTTAACAGGGGGCGTGAAATCCAGAAGGTGAGAGATAAAATTTAATGGGTGAGTGTAAAAGTGTCTGACCATTCGAAGACACTCTCACAGGTGCAGTATTGCAGAACCCGGTGAAATAGACGTATCAGCTAACCATATGCTGACTGACTGACGGAAAGGGGTGAGAACTAAATTTGAGTAATTCAATCTTAAATACTAAATAAGGAAATAATAACAATGAGAAAAATCATCAGTTATTTAAAGAAATTCATGGATAATCCTATCTCTGAATTTGTAGACGTACCCAAAGCCTTACCGAAATGTTACGTTTGTGATGAGAGTCACAGACCTTACACAAGGTTTGACGGTGTGGGAGTTTGTGAAGATTGCTATAATGCACTGGAAACGTGTATTTATTGTGATAATCCAAACATAAACATAAAAAACGGTATATGTTCTAACTGTTTAGAAAGTTCGGCAAATGTGCGAAGTTATAGCCATAAGCCGGAGCCCTTATTTCATAGGGTTGCAAGGCATGAAAGACCATACTTAACCCATGAATCTTTCAGCAAGGGAAAACCCATATTACACTATGGAATTGAACTTGAAATGGATTTAAAGAGAGGTCAGCAAGATTCTCCCGAGATTCATGCGGAGTCTAATAAATTTGCTAGTTTTGTGAATTTAATAGGCAAAGGGATGACAGGACGTGAAAACTTGCTGTA